TATGACTGTCTATGTTAATTCTATCGTGAATTCTCTTTTGAATCGTCTTGGTTTCTTTTCTGTGTATGATCAGTCTTCTTTGGAGGAAGATGCTCCTGAATTTTGTGCTAGTCTTGGCAGGCCTGGTCGTTTCAGGGATTTTAATGCTATTGCTATTTATGGAGATGACTTGAAGGGCTCTGCTATGCAGGGGCTTGATCGTCATAATCATGTGTCTTTTGCTAATTTCCTTGCTGCTAATGATATGAAGTTTACTATGCCTGATAAGGAATCTGCTCCTGTGCCTTTTATGAATGATACTGATGCTGATTTTCTTAAGCGTAAGAATCGTTTTGATTCTGAGCTTGGTCAGATTGTTGGTATGTTGGATGAGAATTCTATTTTTAAGTCTCTTCATTCGTCTCTTGCCTCTAAGGAGTGTACTCCTGAGGAGGTATCTGCTCAGAATATTGATGGTGCTCTTCGTGAGTGGTTCTTTCATGGAAGAGCTGTTTTTGAGCAGCGTCAGGCTGAGATGAAGCGTGTTGTTGATATGACTAATGTTATGCCTGTTGAGGTTAATAAGTCATTTGATGATCGTGTTGAGGATTGGAAGTCTAAGTATTCTCCTCAGAGTGGATCTAAGCGTTCATTTGCTCCTTTTGAAGGTGGAGTGCCTGCTCCTTGTGTTTTAGGGCATAGCGTCATGGATAATGGTCGTCGTTATGAATATCTGTTTGTTGGAAGAGGCGTTTTTGTGTCTACTAAGAATATTGGTCGTTTTAAGACTCTTGTCTATAATGATCAGCGTTATGCTTTTGAGGAATTTGTTCCTGAGTATGACTCTTTGTTAGGCATTATTACTGTGTACTATGTGCGTGAGTTAAGTCATTTGGCTAGTCCTGTTGAATATTCTGCTCATGCTATTACTACTAGGTGTTTCATGGATCGTGATGTTGCTGTTCGTCTTCGTCCTGCTGTTTTTAAGGGGCGTGAAGGTGATCAGGATATTCGTGATAATGCTATTTTGGAAGCTAAGAGTTATGGTCTGTCTAAGTTCTCTTTGCCTTCTGGTCCTCATTTTGATTATAAGGATTTTATGAATCAGGGTGTGTCTCTCCTGTATAAGGGGAAGCAGTATCCTGCTTTGTTGTCCTATCATCGTTATCAGGATAGTTCTAGGTCTAATTCAGCTGGGTCAGTTAGGATGGTATCTCATGATACTTTTTCTAAGACTCTCTGGATTAAGGTCTAATTGTTCTTAGCTCTAGGTAAGCTTAATACTGCCTATTTTTGTCTATGCATCCTATAATGGGTGATATAATTCCTTTTTTCTTGTCCTTTCTCTATCATGGAAGCTCAGGATGTCATAGATTGGTTCTACTGGTGACAGTATGGGGGGCTATTTAGCCCCGGCCTTTGGCATTACTTACGTTTAGTCGGGTATTTGTCATAAAAGATTAGAGAATCGTCTCTGGGGGATGTGTCATGAGCAGACCGCCCCTATAGAATTAATTATAGCTTACTTTTTCTTTTCATAGGCAGCATTCAGCCTTTAAGAATGTTTATAAGTGGTTTCCTACTTTGAGTGGAATTAATGAAGATGAGGCGTTAGATCGTACTCGTGCTCATCTTTATAATCCTCAGTCAGGTGAGACTGGGGTATCTGTTACTACTGCATCTGATGTGCAGAGTGAGCAGGTTGTTGGATTTAATGATCAGTCTGCTGGTTGGATGACTGATATTTCTGCTGGTTATGATGATACTATGGATACTGCTACTAAGGTTGGTAGTGATTTGGGTGCTTTCCTTGAGCGTCCTGTTAAGCTTACTACTCAGACTTGGGCTGTTGGTCAGCCTCTATTTTTTGATGTTAATCCTTGGGAAGTATTTCTGAATGACTCTTTTGTCAGATCTAAGATTGCTAATTATGAGCTTTTGCGTGGTACTATGCATATTAAGGTTCTGATTTCAGGTACTGGATTTCATTATGGGCGTTCTCTTGTGTCCTATAATCCTGCCTCTGCTTTTGATGATCTGTCTATTCAGCGTAATTTCTTGGATGTTGATCTCGTTGGAGCTAGTCAGAAGCCTCATATTTATCTGAATCCTTCTAAGAATGAGGGTGGAGAGATGTCGTTGCCTTTCTTTTATCGTAATAATTATATCTCTTTGTCTAAGGGAGAGCAGTCTGAGTTAGGTCTTCTTACTGTGAAGTCCTTTGATCAGTTGCGTCATGCTAATGGAGGTGATGATCCTGTTACTATTCAGGTATGGGGCTGGATGGAGAATGTTTCTCTTACTATGCCTACTAGCCTTACTGCATTTGTGCCTCAGGCTGGTGGTAAGAAGAATTCTAAGAAGAAGACTGGGAAGTCTACTGCTATGAATAGTGGAGATGAGTATGGTAAGGGTATCATCTCAGCTCCTGCTTCTGCTATAGCTAAGGCTGCAGGTATGTTGGAATCTATTCCTATGATTGCTCCTTATGCTCGTGCTACTGAGATGGTTGCTACTAAGGTTGGTCAGATTGCTGCTTTGTTTGGATATTCTCGTCCTGCAGTCATTTCTGATATCGTACTTCAGAAGCCTAGTCCTACTGGTAATCTTGCTAATGTTGATGCAGCTGATGCTGTGAATCGTCTTACTCTTGATTCTAAGCAGGAGCTTACTATTGATTCTCGTACTGTAGGACTTGATGGATCTGATCAGATGACTATTGACTCTATTTGTTCTCGTGAGTCTTATCTTACTTCCTTTACTATGAGTCCTACTGATCCTGTTGATAAGTTACTTTGGAATTCTTATGTTACTCCTAATCTTGCTCGTGCTCAGGGTGATGAATTGCATATGACTCCTATGTCTGCTATGTCTCAGTATTTTAGTCAGTGGCATGGTACTATTAAGTATAGATTTCAGATTGTGAAGAGTCAGTTTCATAAGGGTCGTATCCTTGTGAGGTATGATCCTCGTTCTTTTGGTGCTGATGTGGACTATAATACTAATTATTCTCGTGTTATTGATCTTGCTGAGGAGGATGATTTTGAGATTGAGGTTGGTTGGGGTCAGTCTCGTCCTTTTCTGAATCTTCAGCAGATGAGTACTACTGTTGCTAATAATACTTATGGTACTACTCGTTTGACTACTGATAGTGATGAGCGTCAGAATGGAGTTATTGAGGTTAATGTTGTTAATAGCCTTGTTTCTCCTTCTCTTGATTCTCCTATTCAGATTATCGTTTCTGTTTCTGGCTGTGATCTTAAGTGGGGAGCTCCTTCAGCTGATAAGTTGAGGAATCTGCATTATTTTCCTTCTGCTACTCCTGCTTTGCGTTTTACTCCTCAGTCAGGAGAGGTTGCAGCTGATGGTGAGTCTGCTGAGTCAGGTATGCCTACTGGGTCTAATTCGTTGGATCCTATTAATGTTGTAGAGCAGCCTGATGATCATACTATGGAAGTGTTTTTTGGAGAGAGTCCTACTTCTATTAGGGAATTGATGAGGCGTTATGTGTATAATAAGAGTTATGTTGTGCCTCAGCCTTCTGGGCAGGGT